TAACTATTACCTCGGGTCGGACAGACATTTACTCTCAGCCAATTGCTGGCTATTGCAACCTTACGCTTCTTGAAACCGCCGAGGCCTCAGTTCCCTTTGAGATTAACGATGCAGTAACTATTGAAGTCCAAGATTCAACAAGCACTTATGTAAATTTATTTGGTGGCTTTATTACTGACCTAGCAATCACAGTAGATATTTCTGGCTCAAGTGCAACAACTCAAAGAATCAACATTATTGCAGTAGGAGCTTTGGCCAGACTTAACCGAGCAGTCTATGTAGGCAACTTTCCCCATCAATTTGATGGTGACCGAATTCTTGAACTACTTAGCACAGTTCTATTAAACCAATGGAATGAAGTGCCAGCTGCTGAGACTTGGGCTGGCTATGACCCATTAATCCAATGGCAAGATGCAGAAAATAGCGGAATTGGAGAAATTGATACCCCAGGAGACTATGAGCTGCACTCTGAAAACAATCTAAATGACACAGTTTATAATTTAGCCTCTCGCTTTGCGACTAGCGGACTTGGCTATTTATACGAAGATGCTCAAGGCCGAATCAGTTATGCAGACTCGACTCATAGATCACAATATCTAGCAACTAACGGCTATGTTGATTTAGATGGCAACGATGCAATTGGCCCAGCCTTATCAATTCTCAAACGAGCTGGAGATGTAAGAAACTCAATAACCATTGCTTATGGCTCTGCTGGCAATCAAAGCACTACAGATAGCGATGCAGCCTCTATAAACCTCTATGGGCAACTAGCAACGACAATAAGCACTACTTTGCTCAATGTAGGCGATGCAGAGGCTCAGGCAGCCTTCTATTTACTTATCCGCGCTTACCCTCAATTTGCCTTGCGACAGATAACCTTCCCAGTAGCTAGCCCAGAGATACCAGATGCTCAGCGAGATGACCTGCTTAATGTATTTATGGGCCAACCGCTCAATATCACCAACTTGCCAGCCAATATGGTAAATGGAGAATTCCAAGGATTCGTAGAAGGTTGGACTTGGACCGCTAGCCTCAATCAGCTCAACTTGACTCTAAATGTTTCGCCTATTGCTTTCAGCCTTCAGGCGTTCAGATGGAACTCAGTCCCAGCGACTGAGACTTGGAATACAATCAGCCCTACTTTGGACTGGCTTAACGCTACAATAGTTGCATAGGAGAATAAATGGCAACCACAACGAATTACTCTTGGACTACGCCCGATGATACGGATTTAGTCAAAGATGGCGCTTCTGCTATCCGAACACTTGGATCATCTGCGGATACGACTGTAAAAAATTTAAATCCAGGAACTACTGCTGGTGATGTTGATTATTACACTAGCTCTACTGCAAAAGCCCGAATTGCGATAGGAACGGCGGGACAGGTTTTAACAGTAAATTCTGGAGCAACTGCTCCTGAGTGGGCTACTCCTAGCTCTGGCGCTTTGACTTTATTAAAGAAAGAAACCTTTAGCGCAGTATCTTCAGTATCTATTGGCTCAGATGCCAGCCCACTATTTAGCAGCACTTACGATAATTACTACATAAACTTTATTGGAACAACAAGCAGCAACACAGGATTATTTTTTAGACTTAGAGCCAACACTACTGATGCCAGCACAAATTACAGCCGACAACAAATAGAAGCGGTAAATGCAACGACCTACATTTCTTCTGCAACAAGTCAAACAAGCGGTTACTTTGGCAGCGTTAGAACAGACAGAAGTGCCAATGACTTGTATCTATACAGTCCATTTTTAGCAACTCAAACCATTGGATTTGTAAATGCAAATGGTGGCGCAGGAGATGCCATTGCTATTCAAAATAGTAGACACACAGATACAACGTCATACAACGGAATCACAGTTTTACCTGGTGGCGGAACTATTACTGGCACACTTCTAATTTACGGATATGGACAATAAAAATGGCTAACGATTATTTCATTCAAATTGATGGCGAGAAGGTTAAAGCCGAAGGCGAAACGCTTGAGCAACTATTAGCAGACCAAGCAGAGTTTGCAGCCATAGAAGCAGCCAAGCAAGCCTTAGCAGCCAAGAAAGAAACTGCTAAAGCAAAACTTGAGGCGCTTGGCTTAGATTTAGATGAACTAACTGCCCTCGGCTTATAGCACAATCTATAAAGATAATGACGAGACTATGCGCAGCAGGTATTCAGCTTCGGGAGCAAATCGATGACGATTATCCTGATCGCGATAGGAAGTCTGATGGCTGGATTGCTGACGCTCGCCACCTTGCTAAAGGCAGTTCTGACCATATACCAGTCGATGGAATTGTTAGAGCTTTAGATATTGATGCTGACCTATCAGCTCACAAAGAAGAGGCTTATGCGCTAGTTGAGAAGATTCGCAAGTTAGCAAAGAACGGCGATAAAAGAATTAAATACATTATCTTTGATGGCAAGATAATGAGTCCGATACTAGGTTGGAAGCGCAGAAAATATAACGGCGCAAATCCTCATCGGTCACATTTTCATATTTCATTTACAACTTTGGGAGACAAAGATGGCAGTTATTTCGAGCTCGAAGGAGATACTAATGAGAGACCTAAAAAAAGCCGCCGAAAGCTGGGGCAAAGCGTTCTTAGCAGCAGCACTAGCGACATATCTAGCGGTGGGATTCGACCCTGCTGCCATTGCAAATGCAGCTCTAGTATCAGTCTTGCCTAGCATCATCAACTGGCTCAATCCAAATTATGAGCGTTACGGCAAAGTCCGTTAATGGCAGCGGCTGAATTGGCCACCTTAGTAGCATCAGTCCTAGGATCTATAGCCTTACTGATTGCTGGCCTTCGCTACATAATTAAATTGGAGAATATTCCAATAGTGTCGCGCCTTGATAAAATGGAGTCTCAGCTAGAATTGGCCCTAGCGAAAGGGGTCAGAAATGGCAACGCGAAAGCGCGTAAGTAAGAAGCCAGTCAAGCGTCCAAAGAGACGCAGGACTACTAAAGAAACCCCATTAACAAAACTTGATTTCTGGGCTATTGCTGCCAATGAAGTTTATAAAGCTTGTCGCAGAGCAGGAATGGATGAGGGAACTGCCTTGGCCTTTGCTATGGATCGCAGCTCTTATCCCGATTGGATAGTGCCACTCGATGACCCAATGAGGAAGATTGGTTGGGAAGATGGAGAAGAGGACAACTAATCTACTTTCGAGAGGTTGAACTCTTTGAGGCTCTCAAGTCGCTTTATCCAGACTTGACGCCCTTATCAGCGACCGACCGAGCCGATGGCATTACTCACAATTCCTATATTGAGCTCAAATGCCGAAGGACGCACTACGATACTTTGATAATTGAGAAGAAGAAGTGGGATTATCTGGCCGATATAAGGGCTAGAACGGGCGCTAAGACCCTTTATATCAATTCAACCCCTCACGGGGTCTATCAGTTCGATTTAGGGGCTCTAAACGAGCCTGAATGGGCTTTAAAGCGGTTGCCTATAACTACTGACTTTGGCAATAAAGCGACCAATGAGCGACTCGCTGGTTTTTTAGATATACGACTCGCCGACTTATTGCTGGTCTAAATAGATTTAATCAAATACATTTAGCCCGTAAATCCATTTAGGGATTACAGAACGGGAGCAAAATGATAAATAAAGAGCAATGCTATCAATTAGCCCAGCAGCACAATCTGCAAATCTATTTGCATCAAAACGCAGGGGTAATTGAATATCAACTAAATCTTCCAGAGGGCTATCAGCTTGATGCGTTTGATGACCGAACTGGCTTGGTTGCTATGGCTGAAAATAAAAAGCAACTATGGAAATCAATTAGTGCCGATCTTCAGCTATTAATCTTAGGGAAGGCAGAATGGTGTCCAATAAAATAATTACTATTCGATTTGATTCTCAAGCAGGGGCTTGGACTGATGAGACAAATTGGGTTAAGGGATCAATAATAAGACGATTCGCTAAAGAGCGGATGGGTAAGAAGCAGCTAAGAGGCCGATTATCAAAGGCTGAGATATCTGCTTATTGGCTTGATAAATATGGGGTTGATGCAGATGTTGCCTAATTTATCTGATACTCAAGTCTTTGCAATAGTAGTTGGCGTTCCATTTATCGGCCTTTACTTATGGGCTCTTTGGACTTCAGCAAAAGCCAAAGCCTTTAACGAAGGCTATAAGAGAGGGAGAGCAAGTGTCCGATACACAGAGATCGTTAAGTGACTGGCTCGACGATGCTGGTGCTACCTTATTCGACAGAGGGATTGAGTATGGTGACCCGAGGCACAATTTTCTA